TGCTTGGATTGCTAGTGGTAAAAAAGGTAATTTAGTCGCATTTCCTGGTACTAGCAAACACGAAAGCGGAGATGCTTTTGATTTGTTGCCAACTGTGCCCAACGAATTGTTAGACAAATACGATTTGCACAGACCGTTTGGCGCAAAAGACCCCGTACATGTTGAATTAAAACCTGGTACTGTCATGGCTCAAACCGATGACATAGATGTGCCTGGACTTAAATATTTAACGCCACCTAACAAGGTTACAGCACAAAAAACAACCCCGTCAATTACTTTGCCAACAACGCAAGAATTAAAGAAAACGGCTGGTGAAACCATATACAACCCTGAATGGTGGGCTAAAGACATTGCGGCAAAAGCTGACGTTGCTTATGGCGGTCTATTGGGCGCTGGACAATTTGTTGCTACACCATTTGCT